CAGAAAAAAACTTGAAAGAAGTCGCAAGTTTGGTTTTTGCTTTGCTGTTGACGGCAGGCTGTACATCAGATTTATAACGGCTTATCAGGGATTTTCGGAAGATATTTACAACGAAAATCCTGTCGAAATGATGCCCCGATATACTTTTTCGGATGAATATCTTTATGTATATGAACAGCACGCAATGCAAAGATTTGCATATGGCTGGTACGATAAATTATTTCATCCGCTGAAGACAGACGGAGTTATCCCCTCTACATCACAAGGTTTTGCGTGGTATTGGGGTCCGTCAGAAAAAACCTTGTATTCAGGCTGGGGCTCAACCGTACTTTTAAATCTCGATGTAATAACCGATACGGATCTCAGATATTCGTGTGCGGATGAGCTTTCAAACAGATATACGGTTCAAGGGATTCTCAAATGGCTGAACATATATGTAAGGCACAATAATGCAGAATACCTGATTAAAGGCGGTTTTGAGCATATTGCAGAGCTTTTGATTGACGGCAAACTTTCACTCAATAAAATTCATTGGAAAGAAACCAATCTGCTTAAAATGCTCGGATGTCGTAAGGAGGATATGCACTTTTTCGCAGATTATGATTCAAGTGCAATTGAACTTTACCGCAGTGTGATAAAGGAAGAACCGACCATTCATATGGCAAGCGAGTTCATAAGCAAGCTGTCAAAGCTCAGTACTTATGCTGTAGATGAACTTCACAAAAATAATCTTACATACAGACAGATTCTGAAGTATGGCAAAAACAATCGGAGAGTAATGCTGTGGAAGGATTATCTTGATAATTGCAAAAAACTTCCCGAGGGTATCGAAGAAATAATGCCGGCTCATCTTGAAGAGGCTCACGACAGAACGCTTGAAAAGGTTGCTTTCTATGCAAACAAAGAAGAAACGGAGCAGATTGCAAAAATGGCAAAGACACTTTCTCCGTTGCTGATGAGCACAGACAGCCTTATAATGCTTGCCCCAAAAAGCGGTGAAGAAATAATAGCAGAGGGCAGAATATTACAGCATTGCGTCGGCGGATATGTAAGACGGCACGCAAGAGGTGACACGATAATACTTTTCATTCGTCATAAAGATAAACCGAAAATCCCGTTTTTTACGATTGAAGTAAATCCCGAAACATTGGAAATAATGCAGTGCCACGGTTACAAAAATGAGCGTGACAGCGGATTTAAAAAGCCGGATGAAATCAAGAAATTTGAAAAGCAATACGCTGAATTTTTGGAGGATATAAAAAATGTCAGAAATAACAGTAAGCGAACAGCATAAGCAGGCCATTGAACTGCATCAGAAAATTCTTGTAAGTGCAAACCTTGCACAGCAGAACATATGGGATATGTGCAACGGACTTAAAACAATGCGTGACAACAAGCTGTACAAGGAGCTTGGATATCAGAATTTTGAGGACTACTGCGAAACAGAGGTAGGTTTTAACAGAACACAGGCACATAAGTATATTTCTATTATAGAAAATACCTCTGAAAATGTTTACTCGAGTAAACATTTGGGAGTAAGTAAACTGTATCTTTTATCTACCATAAGCGAACCCGAACAGGCTGAAATCGCCGAAAAGCTTGACCTTGAAAACACAACGGTCAAGCAGTTAAAGGCAGAGATTGACAGCCTTAAAGCTGAAAAACAGGAGGCAACCGACAAGAGCATTGACTATTGCAGACAGCTCAATAACGCTAAGAAAGACGCCGACTATTACAAACAGCAGGCGGACACTTCAAAAGAAAGCTATCGCAATATTGAAAATCAGCTTGCAGAGGAAAAAAACAAAAATTTCAAGCTGACGAATAAAGTTCAGGAGCTTGAAAGCCGTCCTATTGAGGTTGCCGTTGCAGAGCCGAGCGACAATGAACGCAGACTCAATGAAACAATTAAGGCTTTGGAGAGGGAGAACATTAAACATTATGACGAACTCGAAGCGGAGTATCGCAATAATGAAAAAATCGTCAGAAAACAGCTTGAGGATGAAAAACAGGAGGCTCTTCGCAAGCAGAAAGAGGAGTATGAAGAAAGGCTGAAAAATGTTCAGACTGCCGACGGTTCATCAGATGACAAGGATGTCTTTAAGGCATACTTTTCAATTGCATATGACAGCTTTGTCCGTATGCTCGATTTCGCCAAGCAGTCACAGGATAAGGAATTTTTCAAGGGCAAGGTTGAACATCTTATCAATGCACTTGCCACACAGAACACAAATCTTTAAGGAGAAACGAAAATGAAACTTTATGAGCTTACCGAGATGTTCTCGGATTTATTCAGTCAGTATGATGCAATCAGTGAATGGGAACCCGACACAAACGCAGACGGAATGCCGATTGATGACGACGGCAACATTATTGCCAATGTGGACGCATACAAGAACAAGATGTTGACAGCGTGGTTTGATACTCTCACAGGCATTGAGGGTGAGTTTGACGAAAAAGCCGAGAGCATTGCAGTCTACCATAAGCAGCTTCTTGCCGAGGCTAAAATGCTTAAAGCCGAAAAGGCGGCAATTGCAAAAAGACAGTCGCAGAAAGAAAAGCAGGCGGAGAACCTTAAAACCTATCTGTTTAAGTCAATGCAGGCACTCGGCAGACAGAAGATTGATATGCCGAGAGCGGTTATGTCGCTTAAAAAGAACGCTCCGAGCCTTGTTGTTGATGATGAAATTTCATTTGTTGAGTGGGCGGAGGAACACAATCTTGACCACCTCTTAAAGTACAATATGCCCGAAGTGAAAAAGAATGATGTCAAGGCTCTTTGCAAAAAGGGCGAAGAAATCCCATTCGTACATATGGAAGCCAAGCAGTCATTAAGTATTAAGTGAGGTGTTATTTATGGGATTACCTATATTGGTTTTAGGATATTCAGGCAGCGGAAAATCTGCCTCTTTAAGAAATTTCAAAGCAAATGAACTTGCTCTTGTGAATGTAAACGGAAAATCACTCCCGTTCAGAACAAAATTTACTTCTTCAATCAATTCCGACAACTACATAGATATTGAGGACTTTATCAAAAAGCAGAAATGCAAGTCGATTGCAGTTGATGACGCACAGTATCTCATGGCTAACGAGTATATGAGAAGAGCCAAGGAAACAGGCTTTCAGAAGTTTACCGATATCGGTAAAAATTTTTGGGAGCTTGTGAAAGATGTTGAAACTCTCCCGAATGACACGATTGTTTATTTTCTCAGCCATATTGAAACCGACGAAAACGGCAGACAGAAAGCCAAAACAATCGGCAAATTGCTTGACGAAAAAATCTCGGTCGAGGGAATGTTTACCACGGTTTTAAAAACTGTTGTCGTTGACGGCAAGTATCTTTTTGCAACACAAACGGACGGTAACGATACCTGTAAAAGTCCGATAGGCTTGTTTGATTCAATGTACATATCAAATGACCTTAAAATTGTTGATGAAGCATTGAGAACATACTATTCAATGCAACCCGAACAGTATTGTGATGAGTGCAAAGCACCGATACTTTCGGACGGCAAACGCACCGTTAAACAGATCATTGACGGCACAACAAAAAATTACGGCAGACAGCTCTGTATGCAGTGTGTTGCAAGGCTGATAAAGCAGAAGAAACAGGAAAAGCAGAGAGAGGGTGCAGACAATGCAACTTCGACCGTATCAGAATGACCTTGTTGAACAGGTAAGACAGGCTTGGCGAGAGGGTTACAAAGCTCCCTGTATAGTTCTCGGTTGCGGCGGCGGAAAGTCCTGCATTGTCGCAGAAATTGCAAGACGAACAACTTGGAACGGGAAACGAGTGCTGTTCCTTGTTCACAGGAGAGAGCTTGTTGACCAAATATTCAGAACCTTTGTCCGCTGGGGTGTGCTTATGGATTTATGCCAAATCGGTATGGTGCAGACCTTTACACGAAGATTGAAGAAACTGCCAAAACCTGCACTTATCATCACAGACGAAAATCATCACAGCCTTGCACAAAGCTACAAACGCATTTACGAACATTTTTCAGATGTTCCGAGGGTTGGCGTCACCGCAACACCTGTCCGATTAAACGGTGACGGTTTGGGCGATGTCAACGATAAGCTCATAATCGGGGTGAGTACAAAATGGCTAATTGAGCATAACTGCCTTGCCCCGTATGATTACTATGCGCCGAGCGTTGCCGACCTTACGGGTTTACACACCAAAATGGGCGAGTATGTCACCGCCGACATTGAAAAGGCAATGATTAAAAACACGGTGTTCGGTGATGTTATCAAATATTACAAACAGCTTGCAGACGGTAAGAAAGCCGTCTGTTACTGTTCTTCGGTAAAGCACAGTCTTGCAACAGCGAAGGCATTCCGTGACGCAGGAATTTCAGCCGAGCATATTGACGGAGCTACTCCAAAGGCACAGAGAGAACAGATTATAGCCGATTTCAGAAACGGCAAAATTACAATTCTCTGCAATGTGGATTTGATTTCAGAGGGCTTTGATGTGCCCGACTGCGAATGTACAATTCTGCTCCGACCTACTCACAGCCTTACGCTTTACATTCAGCAGTCAATGCGATGTATGCGCTATAAGCCAAACAAAAGGGCTGTAATTATTGACCATGTCGGCAACTACGCAAGGCACGGAATGCCTGACGATGACAGAGAATGGACGCTTGAAAAACGCAAAAAGCAGAGTGTCAAAAAGGTTGAAAAGGAGCAGGAGGAAAAGGTCAGACAATGTCCCGAATGTTTCTTTACATTTTCAGCACCGCCGGCAGGGCAGAAAGCCGTGTGTCCGCATTGCGGTTATGTTTTCCCGACAGCCGAAAGGACCGTTGAAACCGATACCACCGCAAAGCTTATTAAGGTTGAGGGATTCAAGCTTGATTTCAGCACACCCGACGATTGCCACAGCTATGCGGACTTGCTTGCATATGCAAAAAGCCACGGCTACAAAACAGGCTGGGCATATTTTCAGGCACGAAAGAGAGGAATGATAGCTTGACAGAAGAGCACGCAATTCAGAACAAAATCCGTGTTGCAATCGCACCGTACTGCGATATTTTCCGTATCAATGTGGGAGCAGGCTTTACAAAGGACGGAAGATATTTCAACACGGGAGTTCCGCCCGGATTTTCGGATTTATTCGGTGTCAGAAAATCAGACGGCAGGGCGGTTTTTATCGAGGTTAAAACTCCCAAAGGTAAACCAACCGAAAAGCAGAAAAATTTTATACAAATAATGAGGCTCAACGGTGCTATTGCAGGAGTATGCAGAAGTGCCGATGAGGCGATAGAGTTAATTACAAAGGAGTAAAATTATGGGATTTAAAGCAAATTGGAGCGAGGCGGCACAGCCTGATTCACTCAAGCCCGAGGGTGATTATGAGTGTCTTATAGCAAAGGCAGAGGAGCGTGACTACACTAATTCAAAAGGCGAGGAAAAAACCTGCCTGAACATTTCGTTCGTTATCCGAAACGATGTTGAGCAGGGGTACAAAAACGGTTATATCTTCCATACTTTGTGGAAACGCAGAGAACCGACCGAGAACGATATGCAGGTAAACGGATACGGCTTTAATCAGGTTATGACTCTCGGCAAAGCGGCAGGACTTCCCGACGGCAAGGATTACGACAGCCTTGAACAGTTTCTTGAAGAACTCATTAAAATGCCTGTTCGTGTAACGATTAAGCACGGCGAATGGAACGGCGAAAAATGAGAAGAAGTCAGCTGGCTCAATCCTACAAAATTTCCCGAGGTCAAGCATACTTTTAAGCAGTCGCAGAGTTCAACGGCAACAGCCTATGCACAGCCACAACAGAGTTATGCACCTGCACAGACAGCAAATCAGGGCTTTGTTGATATGCCGATTGACGATGATTTGCCGTTCTGATTTTAAAAAAATTCTTCGGAAATTGCATAAAACAATGCAATTTTCACCGTGCTTTTCCTTATATATGGAGGTGTAAAAATGGGCTTTACAAATTTAAACCCAAATAAAAATAAATATTTTGCAGTTCCCGAGGAATTGAAAGGTTACAAAAACTGGGTGTGCTGGCAGTCATATCCCGATCCGAAATCGCACAGCGGTATTTCAAAGAAACCGATAAATCCAAGAACGGGCGGCTTTGCAATGCCGAATAACTCGGACACTTGGTCAGACTTTGAAACAGCAGTCAGAGAATCCGCCAAATATTCAGGCATAGGCTTTATGTTCTCAAATTCACCGTTCTTCGGTGTTGACCTTGACGATATGCCAAACGATATTGAGGACTACAAGAACGGCGGAGCTGACAACATAATCAGCGAGTTCGTGAACACTTTGCAAAGCTACGCCGAGTTTTCGCAGAGCAAGGCAGGCGTTCACATAATCTGCAAGGGAACTCTTCCCGAGGGTAGAAGAAAGGCGAAGAATGATTCGGGCGGTTTTGAAATGTACGAAAACGGCAGATTCTTCGTTGTGACAGGTGATTACTGCTCTGCATATGCGTACATAAACGATTGCACCGAAAGCATAAAGCCGCTGCATTCAAAATATCTCGGCAAATGCTTTTGTGCCGATTGAGTTTGACGCAAAGCACAGGCTTGTAAAGGTCATCTTCCCCGAATTTAAGAAAATCGGTGACAACTACTACACAAGGCTTGAATATCACAGCCTTGATAAGGACAAGGGCTTGACTGTTACTAACACGGCTTACCGTTCGTCATCATCCGAGGTTCTCGGTACTGAAATTCCTCTCGCTGTCATTGACGAGTGGTCAGACTTACCGCCTGCGGTCACATACCCCGATATGAAAAGGCCTGCGTTCGGTTATTTCAGAGTGCCGATTAAAAACACGATTGACGGCTCATCATGCGGTATGTCGATTTTTGACAGCGGACTTGAAATCATTCAGAAAGCCGATATGCAGTTCGGACGGCTTGACTGGGAATTTGAAAGCGGAGAGCGTGCGATTCATGTTGATTCTGCCGCATTAAAGGACGGCAAATCCGACAGACTTAACAGGCGTTTGTACCGTGCCGTTGATGTTGATTTGGGCGATGAAGAACTGTTCAAGGATTTTTCGCCTGCGTTCCGACAGTCCGACATTACGGACGGCTTGAATACATATCTGCGTATGATTGAATTTGCGGTCGGTCTTGCATACGGTGACCTTTCAAACCCCGAAACAGTTGCAAAGACTGCTACGGAGATTAAGTCAGCAAAGGACAGAAAGTACAACACCGTGTCGGCAATTCAGAAACAGCTTCGCTATTGCCTTGATGACTTGGTGTATGCTCTTGCCTTTTACAATTCGCTGACAACAAGCGGTTATTCGTTTGTATGCGATTTCAAGGACAGTATTCTGACCGATGAAGAAACCGAACGCAAGCAGGATATTCAGGACTTGAACCTTGGTATTATGCGACCTGATGAGTACCGTATGAAATGGTATGGAGAGGACGAAAAGACAGCGAAAAAGAATCTTCCGCAGTCCTCTGAGGTTATCGAATAATGTTCACTCCGACTGAAATTGAGGCTTTGCCCTCGGCTATGGAACAGTTGTACCGCAGTTTACAGTTAAATATTATGTCCGACCTTACGGAGCGTTTGAAAGCTAACGGTGAGGAGATAACCTCTGCCGCCGATTGGCAGATAAACCGCTTGTATGAATTGGGCGTGAGTAAGGATGAAATAGACAGCCTTATTCAAAGCACGCTCGATGTGTCTGACGATGAAATCGACAGAATCTATGACGAAGTCGTGAAATCGGGATATGCAAGAAATGAGGAGCTTTATACAAGCAAGGGCAAAGAGTATATTCCTTATGCAGAAAATAAACAGTTGCAACAACTTGTAAAGGCGGTCAAAAATCAGACCAAAAGCGAATTTAAAAATATCACGGGCTCACTCGGATTTGCCGTCAGAAATCCCGACAACACGGTTTCGTTTACTCCTCTTGCAAAGTTTTATCAAGATACACTTGACAACGGACTTATGCAGATTGCAAGCGGTGCGGTTGATTATAACACAGTCCTTAAAAAAGCGGTTAAAGCTATGACCGACAGTGGATTGCGTACCGTTGATTATGCAAGCGGTTGGAGCAATCGTGTTGATGTGGCGGCACGCAGGGCGTTGATGACAGGCTTTAATCAGGTTGTCGCAAAGGTCAACGAGGACAATGCCGAACAGCTCGGCACGGAATATTTCGAGGTCAGCTATCACCGTGGTGCAAGACCGACACATCAGGTGTGGCAGGGCAGAGTGTACAGCAAAAAGGAGCTTGAAACCGTCTGCGGATTGGGTACGGTCACAGGTCTTTGCGGTGCGAATTGCTATCACAGCTATTCGCCGTTTATCAAGGGCATTGATACCCCGACATACAGCGATGAAGAACTTGACCGTATGAACGAGGAGGAGAACACCCCGAAAGAGTATAACGGCAAAGAGTACACGGCATATGAGGCACAGCAGAAGCAAAGACAGCTTGAAACCGCAATGCGTGCCGACCGACAGAAGATTGAACTGCTTACACAGGGCGGTGCAGACTATGACACAATCACAGGTGCAAAGGTCAGATACTTTCAAAGGCAGGACGAATATGTAAAGTTTTCAAAAGCTATGGGACTTCCCGAACAATGGGAAAGAGTAACCGTAAACGGCAAAAATGCTTTAGGCTCAAAACTCCCGAAAAAGGCAGAACGCTTTGACCACCGTGCCGAATACAGTCTTGACGAGGACAATAAACGCATTGCCCAAACCCGAGCCGATGAGTGGCACGATAAAGCAAAAAAAGCAAAGAAAAAGAGTAAAAAAATAGATACAGGCACAAGTCAGAAATCAGATGTTCAGAAAAAAACTGTTGAAAAGGCAGAAAATAATGATATAATTAAAGAAACAAAACAACTGTCTTTGAGTAATGTTGAAGAATTTGAAAATTGGCAGAATGATTATTATGAACTAAATAAAGATGTATCGTTCAGTCGAGATGATAACCATTCTATTTACCGATATACAGGTGGTGATTACGACATTATCAACGCTCTTGAAAGAGGTGGAGAGTCTCTTGAAAAGGTTAAAAAACGCTATGGTGAAAAGTATGTGAGTAGCCTTAATGGTGTTGGTGATGAGATATCAAAAGAACTATCGAAATTCAAGCTGAACGAACCTTTAAAATTAAAACGGTCCGTGGGGAATGTGGATTTTATTACGAATGCGACTTCATCGGTTGAAGATATGCGTAAAATGATTGGTAAAAAATTTACTGAGAAGGGATTTACCAGCACAACCTTGTGTTCTGATACACAGTTAGCATTTGGTGGAATTGATAAGCCAACGAGAACTACTCTGGAAATTATTGCACCAAAGGAAACTAAGGGAGCTTATCTATACAAAATTTCAGATAGTCCTGCTGAATTCGAATTTTTGATTGATAAGAATACAACATATGAAGTTGTTGACGCTGGAGAACGAGAGATAACTGTAAAAGATTATAAAGGTAATTACGAAAAAAAGACTGAACGATTTATGACATTAAAGGTGGTTGAACAATGATAGATAATCCCGTTGATTGGTTTTATCATAGTGCAAAATATGCTATTGATAATACAGGTACTATTCAATACGGATGTGCATTTTTGATAAACGATAATGCACCAAAATCAGTAGTTGTTGAATATAAAAAATACCTTAATCTTATTAAGAAACCTTTTTTCTCTTCTGGAATTGGAGTTTTTGAACCGTATGTAGTTAATGGACAACATAGGTACAAATTAATAGGTTTTTCTGAAAACCTGACTGCTTTTGAAAAAGAACAAGCTCATATATTTAAAAGCTTAATAGAAGACGGCTATATTAGCAATGACCCATTTATCTAACCGCTCCGTAAAAAGGGCGGTTTTGTTGTTTAACTTGCCTGTAACTTACCAAGACAAAACTTAACACATCGAATCAGCACTTTGAGAGATCAGAGTGCTTTTTTATTATTAATCAAAGAAAGGTTTGATACTATGAGAAAAAGAATTTTAGCAATTGTACTTGTGGTAGTTATGATTGCAACAACCGTACTGTTTACTGTGGGCTGTACCGAGGCAACGCAGGTATCGTACAATGTTTCGCAGGAAGCAGACAATTTCAATGTGATACGCAGGCTTACGGTTATTAACACAAGAACCGATAAGCCGTCATTTGAACTTGTTGCCGCTTTTTCATTACAGGTCGATAATGACGATAACCAAATTGAGGTTGTCTGCGAAACGGGAAAGGGTGAATACAAAAAGCATATCATAGGTCTTAATGATGAAACTATGTATGTTGTAGAGGACATAAGCGGTGCAGAAGTGGACAAATACCGTTATGAAATTAACTTCCTGCCTAAACAGATTTTGCCGATTACATTTAAGAGTAAAGATTAACAGTTAAACCCGTCGATTTTGACCGGTTTAGAAAGGTGGTGACAGAATGAAAATCAGAGTAACAACAGCATTTAATGACAGGCAGAACGGCTATGTAACCCGACCTGTGAACGAAGTTTTTGAATGCTCCGAGCAGAGAGCAAAGGAACTCATTGACGGCGGTTTTGCAGAAGAGGTCAAGCCTGACGCTCCCAAAAAGCCGAGAGCCAAAGCAGTTAAAACAGAAAAAGCAGATTAAGCGCCCTTGCATTTGATTGCATAGGTGCTTTTATTTTACCCTGCCGTAGGTTATAACGGCTGAATTTCTACCGCAGGCAAAGCGGAATACAAGCTATACAGAAAGGATTTACTATGAAGAATATACACACACTTCTCTCCGAAATCGGCTTTACAGTTCCCGAAGATAAAAAGGCTGACTTTGAAAAAGCCTTTGCGGATAATTACAAAACTGTATCAGAGGTTGAAAAGCTCCGCACATCAAGGGACAACTACAAGTCACAGCTTGAAACTGCACAGACTGCACTCAAAAAGTTTGAGGGTGTCAATGTGGACGAGCTCAAGGGCGAAATCAAAAAGCTCAACGGCGAACTTGAAACAAAGGAAAACGAGTATCAGATAAAAATCGCCGACATGGAGTTTAACTCTGTTCTTGACACCGCTGTTTCAAAGAGCGGTGCGAAAAATGCAAAGGCTGTCAAGGCTCTGCTTGACCTTGAAAACCTGAAAACATCTAAAAATCAGGCAGATGACATCAAAAAGGCTCTCGAACAGGTTAAGTCCGAAAACGGCTATATGTTCGGTTCTGATGAGCCTTTTCAGAATCCTGTCGGTGCAACCGATACAGGTAACGGCGGTACAGGCTCAAATCCGCTTGCGTCAATGCGTGCGGCTATGGGACTTTCTGCCGAAAAGAAATAATTTTATTAAATCTATGAGGTGATTTTATTATGGCAAACACAATTGCACTTTTTAAGCAGTACACAGCGTTGCTTGATGAGGTCTATAAGCAGTCGGCACTCACAAGCAAAATTGACGGTGCGTCAGACCTTGCAACACAGGGCGCTAACGCAAACGAGCTTATCATTCCGATGCTCACAATGGACGGTCTTGCAGACTACTCACGCAACAGCGGTTATGTTGACGGCGATGTTGAGCTTACGAACGAAACCGTGAAATGTAACTTTGACCGTGGCAGAATGTTCACGGTTGACACAATGGATAATGCAGAAACGGCAGGCATTGCATTCGGCAGACTTTCGGGCGAGTTTATCCGCACAAAGGTTGTTCCCGAGCTTGACGCTTTCCGCTTTGCAAAGTATGCCGGTACAAGCGGTATTTCTTCCGTGAGCGCAATTCTCACAACAGGTGAAGATGTTGTAAAGGCTCTCCGCACAGCCTCAACAAAAATGGATGAGGATGAAGTTCCTTTCGAGGACAGACACCTTTTCATCACATCACCGCTTTACGGTCTTGTGCAGGACCTTGACACAACTAAGTCAAGGGAGGTTCTCAGCCGTTTTGCAGATACCACACTTGTTCCTCAGTCAAGATTCTATACAGCAATTGAACAGCTTGACGGCACATCCTCAAGCAAGGAAAAGGGCGGTTACAAAAAGGCGACTTCGGGCAAGAATATCAACTTTATGATTATTCACGGCTCTGCTCCGATTCAGTTCACAAAGCACCTTGACACAAAGGTTATTGAGCCGTCAGTTAATCAGAGTTCTGACGGTTGGAAGTTTGGTTATCGTATGGTCGGTATTGCCGATGTTTACGAGAATAAAAAGGCAGGTATCTACTGCCATTCAGCCGTAGAGGCTTAAAGGAGTGTTACTATGACCGCTTATGCCGATGAAGGCTATTACACCTCTGAATATCTCTGTGGCAGAAAGGCGGTCATTGTTTCCGCCTTTGATTATTATGCACGCTCTGCAACCCTGCTCATTAAGGCATACACAGGCGAAAATGTTGACGAAAGCAATATTCCCGAAAGCGTAAAACTCTGCTGTTGTGAGCTTGCAGAGCTTATATATAACGATGAAAAGCAGTCCGCAAATTCAGGAATTTCATCCGCAAGCGTTGGTGATGAATCCGTAAGCTATATGTCCGAAGAAGAGCGTAAAACCGCCCATAAAAAGGCTGTCAGACACACAATTTACAAGTATCTTGCTGACACCGATTTGCTGTACAGAGGTGGTCGCAGATGATTATTACCCCTGAAAGCTCCTGCACAATCTACAGATTCAACGGCTCGGGTTATGACCGATATTTCATTCCCGAATGTCATTGGCAGGAGAACAAGGCTCGCAATGTGCTTAAAAGCGGAATGCAGAACGCTGACAGCGTGACGGTGTATATCCCGATTGAATCCGCAGGACTTTTGCCCGACTTTTTAAAGCCGAGCGAAAACCTTTTTGCAGGTCAGCTATGCACCCCTCAGAACAGCGCACAGGACATTATTATTAAGGGCGAGAGTAATTTTACCTTTGATAATTCAAACCATCAGAGCGTGTCACAAAGCCTTAAAACGCTAAAGCAAAACCACAGGTGCTATGCGGTTATGTCGATTGATGAAAAGCTCTACGGCGTAACCGATTTACAGCACATCAAAATTTCGGCGAGGTGATTGCATGAAGATTGTTCAACCGCCCGATTTTGTCATCAAGTCAAAAAACGGTACGGCAGGTTTCCTCTGGGATAAAAAGTTTGCAGTCCGCAAAAATGCCGATGTGTTAAAGGTGCAAAAGTATGTTGATAGCACGGTTTTACGATTAATGAAACCCTATACACCGTTAAGAAACGGCGTGCTTGAAAAGTCGGCAACCCTCTCAACGGTTATAGGCTCGGGCGAAATTCATCAGAACACACCGTATGCGAGGTATCTCTACTACGGCAAGGTTTACGGTCCTAATATCCCGATTAAGGAAAACGGTGTTATTGTGGGCTATTTCAGCCCTAAAGGACAGAAGAAACACCCAACAGGCAAAATGCTTGTTTATTCTCGGGCAAAGCACCCGCTTGCCGGTAAGATGTGGTTTGAACGAATGAAAGCCGACCATAAAAAAGAGATTTTACAGGGTGCTGCTAAAGTGGCAGGAGGCACGGCAGAATGAACATAATTGAACTTATGCGGAGCATTGTGATGAGCTTTCCAAAGCTGAACGATGTCCTGCACATTGACTACACAACTCCCGACACCGACAGCTACGGCTTATCTCCGACAGGCGACACACTGATTAAATCCGATGTTCTCGGCAATCAGGAGCGACAGCACACATTCATCTTGTACGCTGTTTATCAGTCGGTTAATGACTATGACCGCCTTGCCAACAGCGGACTTATTAACGAGCTACAGCTGTGGCTTGAAAAACAGTCAAAAGGGCAAACGCTGACCGTAACGGTTGGCGACAATGAGCTTGCAGGTACGCTCACAAAAATAACCTGTTCAAACGGTATGCTTTATGACATACCCGACAGCAATTTAATCGGTAATGTAATGTATCAGTTACAGATTACCGCAGATTACAAAATCGAAAGTGAGGAATTTTAATTATGGCAACAACACCCGATATCGGTAAACTCAAAAGAAGTTATCTTATGCACTACATTGACGCTTCGTTCGGCACAGGCGAAACCCCTAAGTGGTTTTTGATTGGTCGTGACATCGAGGATATGTCCGTTGAACTCAACCCCGACACAGAAACAGTCAAGAACATTCTTGACGAAACCGTTGTAAACGATAACGGCTATGAACCGTCAATTGACGCAGACACTTATTACGCAAATACAGGCGATGCAATCTATGAAAAGATTAAGGATATTGCAATGAACCGCCTTACAGGCGACGACTGCAAGACTGCAATTCTTGAAGTCCTTGTTGATAAGAAGACAGGTCCGTATGACGCTTGGACTGAAACCTGTATCGTAAAGCCACAGTCCTACGGCGGTGCTCAGGGCGGTGTGAACATTCCGTTCAACATCGCATTCAACGGCGACAGACAGCAGGGTACGGCTACAATTGAGAAGAAAGTGCCGACCTTTACCGCAACGGTTTAATCTTTGGGGAGGGATTGATTTATGCAGAAACTTGTTTTTGACAGAGGTTACAAGGAGTATCAGATTGGCGATGACGAAAACGCAGTAATCCGTATCAATACCGCGGATGTGGGCATTCTTGCAAGGCTCAACGAGGCAGTCAAGAATATTGAGCAGATTCAGAAGAAGTATGAAAACGCTGAAAAAGCTGAAAACACAGACGCAATTCAGCTTATCACCGAGTGCGACAAGGACATCAGAGAACAGATTAACTACATTTTCGGCTCGGATGTCTGCACGGTTGCCTTTGGTGAAATTAACTGTCTTTCACTTGTGGGCGGTAAGCCGATTTTTGAAAACTTCCTTGAAGTGCTTATTCCTGTTATGCAGGCGGATTTTGAATCGGCACAGAAAATTTCCGATGAGAAAGTCGGCAAATACACTTCACAGGTGAAAAAGTGATTGAATTACTGCCGAAAAGCCTTGAGGTTGACGGCAGAAACTACGAAATTGATTCTGACTTCCGTGTTGCTCTGCTGATTTTCAAAGCCTATGCAGACGATGATCTGAACGATTTTGAAAAATGCCGAGTGTGTGTCGAGTGCCTTTACAAGGAGATTCCCGAAAATTACCAAAAGGCACTTGACAGGGCAACTTGGTTTCTTGACGGCGGAGATATTCCCCAGGGCAAACAGCTCCCCGTTCGTGTGCTTGATTGGGAACAGGACGGACACATCATCTTCCCTGCTCTCAATAAGGTTGCAGGAGTGGAAACACGCACAGTCGATTATATGCACTGGTGGACTTTTCTCGGCTTGTTCAATGAAGTGGGCGACGGCTTGTTTACACAGGTGATTTCAATTCGCACCAAAAAGGCAAAGCATAAGAAGCTCGACAAAACCGAACGGGATTTTTACAGCGAACATAAAGAACTTATAGACCTAAAACCCAAATTCACAGCAGAAGATAAAGAGGAACTTGACTTCATAAATTCGCTTGTGTAGTGTAGTATCGTATCACATATTGTTGACATTCTCTAAATGTTAGTGTATGATTAAGTAAAAATTATATTGTTTTAACATTTAGGAGGATGAATGATGAAAAAACTCATAGCGTTAGCATTAATCGCAGTTTTTGCAGTATCGCTTGTTGGCTGCGGTACAACAGCGGAAAGCAGTTCAAACACCGATATAAAGGCTGAAACTTCCGAAATGGTAACAACTGAGGTGGCTAAGTACAGTAATGTTGCAATCAATTCAGCAAAAAAAGCCATTCAATATATGCAGAGTTATGTTGACGGAACACTTACTGCCGAAGAAGCAGAAGCAAAGCTCGATGAGATTGAAAATGACCTCGGTGATTATATTCTGAAGAATGAAAATCTTCCGACAACTGATAATGACCGTTGGATTAGCGGTGAGATAGATTTGGCTAAATATTCTCTTGGCACTGATAAAGTCGCAAGTGTTACAGAGCATATGGATGAGCTGAAATCAATGATTGAATAAAACGAAACAGCCACTCCAAACGGGGTGGCTGTTCTTTTGCAAAATTTTATTAGCGTACATCATAACGGTGTGCGCTGTTTTTATGCCCATTTTTAAATGAAAGGATGTGAAAATTTGGCGGTTGACGGTTATCTGAATTTTGACACGAAACTTGATACATCGGGTTTTAACGGCGGTTTGGCACAGGTTAATACTACTGTTACCAAATCAATCGAAAGGGTAAAAAATCAGCTTAAGACCTTTGCAAAGACTGCCGCTGTTGCTTTCAGCACTTATGCAATTACAAATTTCGGCAAAGAGTGCATTGAGCTTGGTTCTGACCTTGCGGAGGTGCAGAATGTTGTTGATGTTACTTTTCCGGCAATGACCAAACAGGTTGACAAGTGGGCAAAAAGTGCAGCTAATTCTTTTGGTTTGTCCGAAACAATGGCAAAGCGGTATGTCGGTACTTTCGGCTCAATGGCTGAGGCTTTCGGTTTTACAGAGAAAGAAGCCTATGATATGTCAACCACGCTGACAGGACTTGCAGGCGATGTTGCTTCATTCTACAACATCAGACAGGACGAAGCCTATACAAAACTTAAATCAGTATTTTCGGGCGAAACCGAAACTTTAAAAGATTTAGGCATCGTAATGACACAGACTGCGCTTGACAGCTATGCCCTTGCAAACGGTTACGGTAAGACCACAGCTAAAATGACCGAAGCCGAAAAAGTAACATTGCGTTACAAGTTTGTTCAAGACCAGCTCGCCAATGCGACGGGTGACTTTGCCCGAACGCAGGACAGTTGGGCGAATCAGACAAGAATTTTACAGCTCCGACTTGACAGCCTGAAAGCTACACTCGGTCAAGGTCTTGTCAATGTGTTTTCTCCGCTGTTGAAAAATCTTAATTCCTTTATCGAAAAATTAGATGTTGCAACGGAAAAATTCAAAAGCTTTACGGAACAGGTTTTCGGCTATTCATCTGCAACCGATAATTCCGCAAATTCCGCAAGCTCTGAAATGACAGACCTCGCCGATGAAACAAAGAGTGCAAACTCTGCACTTGCCACAACATCGAAAAAGACAAAGGAAATTAAAGACAATCTTCAAGGATTTGACAGGCTCAATGTGATGAGCCTTGAAAACAGTTCATCAGATGACAGCACAGCAGTAAACAGCCCCACAAAGAAATCCTCTAAAGCCACAGTTAACGCACTTGATACTGCCGCAACAGCGATTGAAAAGCGTACAAACAAGGTTTTTGACAGCATTAAAAGAGCCTTGAATAATCTGAAAAATGCTTTTGTTTCAATCGGTGAATCGTGGAAGAGAGTGTGGAAAAACGGCACAGGCGAAAAGATTATCGGAAACATCAAACAGCTTTTGAAAAATGTTTTTGATATCATCGGTGATATTTCGGGAGCGTTTACAAAGGCTTGGAATAAGGCAAGACTTGGTGACGAGGTTGTGCAATCCATTATCGACAAATGGAACAGCTTGCTTGAACTTGTAAATACGATTGCAGAGGATTTTCGCAAAGTTTGGAATAACGGCACCGGTGAGAGAATTTGGACTAATATTCTGAATATTATCAAAAACTGCAACAACTACACCAAAACTCTGCGGACTAAAATCAAACAGGCTTGGGACAAAAATGAATCGGGCAAAAAGATTTGGGAAGCAATCCTTGGCATTGTTGAAGATATCACAGGCTTTTTGAGCGATATGTCAGAGATTCGCCTTGAATGGCTTGAAAGTCTTGATTTGTCACCGCTTGTATCAGCTGTTGCCGACCTCGGACAGGCGTTCAGGGATTTGCTCAAAGCCTGCGGAGATAAGCTGAAACAGGCATACAAGAATATTCTTCTCCCACTTGCAAAATGGACAATTGAAGAAGCAGTTCCGAAACTTGTAGAAGCCCTTGCAGGAGCGTTAGAGCTTTTGGGTAAAATGGTAGGTTCAATAAGTGCAGACGCTTTGCAGGCGCTTGCAGGAGCATTAGTCAGTTTCGGCACAGCTCTTGTGATTTTTAAAACTGCACAAGCTATTGCAAAAGGCATAGACAGGATAAAAAACGCAATAGACGGTATGGTTACTGTTTTTAGCACGCACCCTGTCCTTGCTGTTGTAGGCGGTGTTGCAAGTGCGCTGACAGGTCTTGTGACTGCTATTAAACTTGCTAATGACGAAGAACTTGAAAAGCTCGGATTTAAACAGGCAACAGAAGAAATGCAGGGTTATGTTGATGCAGTTAATCAGTGTAAAGAAGATGTCAGCACTTTATGCGACGAAATCAAAGAATCGCTTGATAATACTTCCACGGATATGGGAGTTATTGACAATTACAAAGAGCGTCTTGATGAACTCTTGCAAAAGGCTAATCTCACGCCTGAGGAACAGGCAGAGCTTGAAACTATCGGCGAGTATTTTTCTGACAAGTACCCTGAATTTGAAAAAGCTTGGGATAAGTACATATCAAAAGATGATAAAGGCAAAATTCGTATAAATGGTAATACCGATGAAATCATAACAAAACTTGACAAACTTATTTTGAAGTACAAGCAGGTTGCAAGTTCAAGTGCAATTTCTGACCTTATGGAAGAAAATTCAAAGGCGATGATTAAATCAAACAAGAGCGTAAGTGATGCGGCTGTTAAGTACAAACAAGCGCAACAGGCTCTTGATGAATTTAAGGAAAAATGGAACTATGATAATCTCAATTTAGATGTTCCTGATTTTTGGACATTACAGAGTGTTGACCGAAAAGCAAACACCTCTTACGGAAAGTTGAAAGATGAATACGAAGAACTGAAAAGCAAACTTGACGAAGCAAGTTTAGGTTACGATGAAACCTGTGAAAAGGCGGCACAGCTTGAGCTTAACAGTTCAGACCTTGCGCGAATGCAGGCAGTTGTAAACGGTAATTACAGTGATGCCTCTGCGGTCCTTATGGCATATAATGCAGGTCTTATCAGCACCGAACAGGTTCAAAAATCTCAATGGAAGTCTTTGGATAATCTTACACAAGCTGCCAAGGATTCAGGCAAAAATATGGTTTTTGGCATGTCTACAGGTGTCAAGGAATATATCGGAGATGTTAGAAAAAAAGGTCTTGAAACAGCCTCTACATATCTTGACGCTCTTAACGGCAAAGACGGTGTGGACTGTCATTCACCGTCAAAGAAAACATACAAAACAGGTGTATATGTTATGCAAGGATTGATTAATGGTATTAATTCCATGAAACTTCACCTTATGGTATGTATGGACAGCTTGGGAAATGTGTTTACAAATTCTTTTAATTCGATTTTGGGCAAAACGGAAGGCTTTATCAACAATTTTGTTAGTCCGTTCAACAGTCTCGGCAGTGCTATTTCAGGCGGAATGAGTACAGCGGCAAAGATTGCTTATAAAGCGTTAGGGGGCATAAACGGCAATGTCGGACTGCCTAACATTACGGTTCCCCGACTTGCCACAGGTACGGTTGTTCCTGCAAATTACGGCGAGTTCTTGGCTGTTCTCGGCGATAACAAGCGTGAGGCTGAGGTTGTTTCGCCGATTTCAACTATCAAACAGGCACTTATTGAGGCTATGGCAGAGATAGGCTCAACAGGTGACAGCGGTGACATTAACCTTACTGTAAATCTTGACGGCGAAGTGATTTTTAACAACATTGTAAAACGCAACAACGCAGTCAAAAAGCGTCACGGTGTCGGTGCGTTAGGTTAGGAGATGATGATATGGCAAATTTTAAAGGTTACTTAATAAGGTTCCCTAAGAGCGGTAAGCTGTTTCCGCACGAGCTTATTGCAAAGGATAACTACAACGGCACTCCACTCCAGAGAACCGAAATCAAGGCATACCGTGACAGCAACAATCTTCTGCACCGCACAACTTCGCCAAATTACAAGTCAAAAATTGAGTTTACAACCGTTGATGAACTCACCCTTGCACAAATGCAGTCAATTAGAAGTGCTTTGAATAGTTCGTGGGACAACTCTCAACAGCGTAAAATCCGTGTCGAGTATTGGGACGATGAACTTCTTGCATATCGCACAATGACCGCCTATATGCCCGACATCACCTATCAGGTCAAGAAAATCACCAAAAACAACATCATATACAATGCCGTGACTTTCACTTTTATTGAGTATTAAGGGGGTGACAGATTGCTATCCGTTTCAAGTACGCATAAGCAGAAAATTATTAACGAGCTGATTTCAAACAAGCTCGAAATCTTTTCATCTGACAGCAAGTTTGATGTCATCACCGAAACCAACATTGAAAGCGAAAGTATGAGCCTTAAACAGTCGATTTGTGACGAAAACAAGTTAAAGTTCGGCGGTTGCATTGCTTCCGAATTTAAAATCGGATTGCTGAACACCGTTGACAGAACCTTTGATGTTTCAAAACTTGTCGGTTGTTGGATTTTAGTTAAGCTGACACAAACTTTTCCGTCAGGCTCTCCGATACTGCCGAGCAGTTCATTATATCCGAGCGACACGCTCTATCCGGGCGAAGCCGTGACAACAAAGTCGTGGTGCATTTTTAACGGTATGATTGACAAAGCCGAGGTCAATAAAACGGATCAGAACAAAACCAGCATAACCGCCTATGATGTGATTTC